GTATGTCACTATTACAATTTCGTTTTCTTCTTTTGGACACTTGGCTTTGAACTCATCTGTTTTAACATAGTCATTGTATTCTTTAGCACTAAAAAATACTTTAGTGAACTCTGTTTTGTAACTACCTTTTTTGGTAATTGTTAAGTAAACCGATTTTGCTGTACCTGCCATTTATTGTGCCGCCTTTACAAAGTTAAGTCTGGTTTCATCATTTTGATGTTTCCAATGTTTGCCCTGAGCCTTTACTTTGGCTTTTACAATTACGCAAGGACCACGTTTAAGTTCTACTTGGCTCATCCAAGAAGCCATCTTATTGTTTATTATAGCACAGATGTTCCAACCTGTAAAGTTTTTTGACTTTACAACTTCAAGTATTTCACAGTCCAAGTCTGCCAAACGATCTCCTTCGTTACCTAGAAAACCTTCCTCCACTTGACGTGCGACTTTCTTAATTTGATTATGAACAGCGTCTCTTGCCTGTACACTGGGCAAGCAGGCTACATAACCAAATTGGTTTTCCTTGACATTGGCACTATTCAAAATAGTGTTGATAGTAGTTAGGAATTCATTCTCACCATCGATAGCGGCAAACAAGAGCCGCTTGTAATACTTTTGGATTTCTTCGGCACGAGCGACATCCTCAGGCAATACCTTAAGTGCTTTGACATCTGGAATGATCATTTTGTCATCCAATGTAAGCATCATTAGAATTTTATTTGGTTGTTTGATATACATCAACACACCGTCGTCTGCGTATACTGCTTCGGTTTCTTTGACATAAGTACCGTTAACTCGTTGTGCTGCACAAGCCAATTCCAAAATCTGCTGTGTAGGAAACTCTTTCATGTCGCTCTCTGTGAGTTAATATACTTTGTATTTTACAGGAAAACGTATCTCTTGTCAACTGTTTCTAAGTGGTGATATATCTTTTTGGATAACTTTTTGGTTAGCGCATTTAGCCCAAAATGGCTAATATAAGCTCTAAGTTGCGGACTTGAAAATTGGCTACCTGTACGCATCTTACTCAAAACACTGATCCTGCCCATGCGCTTTTTGGCACGCTCGGCATCCATAGTTCGTAGTAGTTCAATGGCAATGCTAAACGCATACGCATCTAGCTCGTCGTCGTCAGCAAGATACTGATCGTATGGTGTTTCGATATGTTCGCAGTATTGATTATGATCCCTGCGCATACTTTGATATTGGTGCCTAAACTCATGTACTGTGGCATCAAATATTTCTGTAAGGAAGGATGTGATTTGGTGCGGGCCAAATGTTTCATCGCCCTTTAAATTATGGTGTACTATAACTTCTATAGCAGTATCCATATTGTAGTCATTCTCACTGTCATAGTAAGCCACTACATACCAATTGTCTTGATCTAAGTGTTTGTCTTTTTTACTCTTAATAGCAATATCAAAGTTGTGTAGTTTGAATGTATTGCGAGTACGACCTATTAGGTTTTTGAAAGTTGTCTGCTCAGGACTATCTTCTCGAACTTGTTTACATACGTTATATACACGCTCGAGAATGATGTTCATAATTACAACCTATAAGTTACACGACCTTTGGTTAAGTCATAAGGACTGACTTCTAACTTAACCTTATCCCCTAGGATAATTCTAATTTTGTTTTGCTTCAACTTGCCGCCCATGTAGCACAGTAATGGGTTGGGCATGTTTTCTACTTTTACCCTGAACATATTGCCTGGCAATACTTCTTCAATTGCGCCTATTAATTCGATGATATCGTCTTTAGCCATTTTTTGCTTTCGTTATGGACCAGGCACCGTTGCCTTCGTCGTTCCATTCGAGTGTGTCTCCTTCTTTCCAACCTTGTAAATCAAGCAGTTCCTGTGGTAAGGGCAGAACTAGATCTCCGCTACCATCATCTGCTTCTTCAACCGTTACGGTCCATTGTGTCATATATTATTTACTCTTACTCTTTGTCATCTGAATAAGGAACTGGTCTCCAACCCAAACGGTTCAAGTCCAATTCAATTTCTTCAGTTACGACACCTTCGGGTACATAATCTCGGCCATCTGTAGTATCCGGTACAGTACCGTCTAGGCCATTGCCTAATTCTTCATTGCCAATACCGCTACAGTACCAATCGATGTAGTCGCCTTCTTCTCGCATGTTAGCTATTATACCACCGGCACTGCGCCAAGAGCAAGACCAAGTTTCACCTTTCATCTCTTGCCAAAACTCTCTGCTTTGCCATTCCATGTTGCACATGGCGGCATACAAGTTTTGAGCATAGTTGTCACTGGCTTTAACTTTGTCGCACATTTCTTTTGAACTACGGAGATCATACTCCATGTTGTTCTTTTGCCAAGCAGGATCTAAGATTCTTTCCTCGTCCAGTTTTTTCCAATCTTCGTACATTTTAATATAAGCAGGATTAGGCTCTTTGCCCTTTTCCTCGCAATTTTCAATATACCCTTCTTTTTGAAAGGTATGTCGGTCCGGACTTGATGCTACTTTTTTCAATGGAAACTACCCTGTAAGCAATGGCGCAATTCGTGGCCAAGGATGTCGTTGTTAGTCTTTTTACCTACATAGATAGTACAACTGTACCCTGTGATATCTTTGTTCCAGAAAGTACAAGCATCCATAGGAATGCCAAAGCCGCCAAATCCACGAGACCTACTTTGTTGCTCGCACACTTGCCTAATATTGTCTACAGGTTTAACACTAACCGAAACATTGTTGTTTCTGTTATTGCTTATGTCCCAGTATTCAGTAGGGCTTCGCTCCATTTCAGCAGACGCTGTGGTAGCTACTAATGCCAAAACTAACAATGCCTTTTTCATACTTGCCTTTCTGTGCCTAATTAAATTGGTGAGGACGGTAGGATTCGAACCTACAAAGCCGCTCTAGGAGCTGGGCCCTTGCCCTCCGTTCGCCGAAGCTACTAGGAGGAGGTTTACCAGTTACACTCACGTCCACGCTTATATTATACAACGAATTGTAAATACTGTCAATGAATTTCTCAAATATACCATTCGAAAAGATTGTTGCTTTTGGGCAACAAACAATGTTGGATCGTCCATTATTTAACATTAGTTGGATATTGGGCAGGTTTTGTAATTACAAATGTTCCTACTGTTGGCCCTATGCTCGAAGTGATAAACTGGACTATCAAAGTTTAGAAGTTTACAAGCATACAATAGATGAAATAAAACGTCAAGCTCGTTTGAACGGATTTACTCAATTTCACTGGAGCTTCTCTGGAGGCGAACCCACAGCATATAAACAACTGCCCGAATTAGTAAAACACTTGGACGAACTCGAAAGTACTTATCAAAGCATACACATGACTACCAATTTAAGCCCTGGCTCAAAATGGTGGAACACTTGGTGTAACAATACCGATTTACTTCAGCGCCGTAGTATTACTGCCAGCTATCACGCAGAGTTTGCCAAGGAGCAAGAGTTTGGTGACAAGTGTTTACAGTTAATGTACGAACGAGTACATGTAACGGTCAACCAAGTTATGGTCCCAGACAAGTTTTATGAAACACTGGAACGCTGTGAACGCTTACGTGCCAAGGGAATCAATGTAACGCTTAAACCGCAGAGCAATGATACCGCTACTGCTATTGTAGACGGCTACACTCCTGACATGGTCAAGATCATGCAAGACGATTTTGAACAGCAACTCAACGGTGAAGACTTATATCAGATTAGATTAACAGACGGTGAACAGGACTACTACCTTGATCAAGCAGAACGTTTTAATGCGCTTGGGTTTAATAGTTTCACCAATTGGTCTTGTAATGCTGGGTACCAAAGTGTTATAATAGTAGGTAATGAGGTCAAACGAGGATATAGCTGTAAAGACGTGCCCATTGGCACATTGGGGGATTTTGAACTACGTGTACAACCTCCTAAATGCGTTACTACGAGATGTGTCAGTTCAGCTGACTCGAAAATACCTAAGAAGATGATATGGCTAACAAAATAAAAGAGTATGTTAAGATAATTGAAGAAAAGACAGGCTCGCCTACTTTTTGTGTATTGCCATGGATACACTTAGCAACACGGCCTAATGGTGACGCTAGACTGTGTTGCGGTAGCAATGCCAGCGGTGTAGCCTCTAATGATTTATCTATAGGGCTTGTTAGAAAAGAAAACGGACAAGTGGCAAACTTTGGTCGCGATACTCTACAACAAGCATTCAACAATGTCTATATGCGTGATGTACGTAAGACTATGTTAGAAGGAAAGATCCCTGCTAGTTGTACCAAGTGCTTTGAAGAAGAACACAATGGCATTATCAGCAAGCGACTATGGGAAATGTACGAGTGGAATAAAGACGGCATAGACTTTGAACAGCTAATCCAGGACACTGCCGAAGACGGAGAAGTACCTCCAGTTATTCGTTACTTTGATATTAGACTAGGACATACTTGTAATCTCAAGTGTGTTATGTGTAGTCCACACGACAGTAGCAAGTGGGTACAGGACTATGACAAACTAGTCGCCAAGACTAAAAGCACGATAGTTTTACAACAGGTCAACTGGGACAATAAAACTTTTGACAACACATGGTATGAAAAAGTAGAGTTCTGGGACGAAGTGTTTGAACAGATTCCAAACATACAGCAGATGTATTTTGCTGGCGGTGAGCCTTTAATGATTAAGGAACACAGAAGGTTCCTTGAAGAAATCATTCGCAGAGGTTACAATCAACAAATAACCTTACGCTATAACAGTAACGGATTGTTTGTTAACCAAGATATCATTGATGTATGGAGCAAGTTTAAAAAAGTTAAGTTTGCCTTTAGCATCGATGCTACGACAGACCGCAACCACTATATTAGGTATCCAGCGGAATGGGATACCATTGTTAAGAACTTACACTTGCTTGATAACAGTCCTGATAACATTCATATTGGTATTGCCTGTGCTGTACAGATTTTTAATATCAAGCACATAACAGAATTTGCCAAATGGAAAATACAACAAAACTTCCGCAAGATTAACAAATACCCAGTAGAGAACTTCTTAGTAGGCGGAGGCATTCTTAATATGCACATGCTTTACATTCCTACATTCTTAAGTGCCAGGATTTTACCAGCAGAAGATAAACTAGAAATTCGTAAACAGTTTATGGAGTTCAAACAATGGCTGTGGGACAACTATACACAGGACGATGTATTCTGGAAGCAGAACCCTTATGGTTGGCAACGTTGGGAAGGCATTCTAAGTTTCATTGAATCAGAAGATCATTCGTCACAGCTTCCAGATTTTAAAGAGTACGTTAATAACTTAGACAGTATTCGATCAACTGATGCTAAAAAAATATTTCCTGAACTGGCACACTTATTATGAAAATAGATACAGAACACCTACACTACTGGATGAACGCTATTCGCCAAAGTGATGATCCTAAAAGAGTACTGGACGCATTTTGGCGAGGACAAGTACAAAGTAAAGAGTGGCTAATTGAAACTTTAACAAATTATATTCCAGTTAAATCCGATCCAGTTAGGATAGACATACACGGCGGTTGGGTGGGTGTGTTAGCCAGTATGCTATTTCAAAGCCATATTCCAGTCAAGTATATCTGTAGTGTAGA